ATTTTCCATATTAATACCAGTTAAATCAGTATGTAATACTGTATTTGTAAAATCACTAGATATACCTGAAGTCGTATTTCTAGAATTTACAGTATATCTAACTTCATTAGTTAAATCAGTCACTATACCAATTAATGTATTAGTTTTTGTTTCATTATCTCTTATTCTTTTTAATATAAAAAATATAGCAAAAGATATTATAACCGTTACAATTGCTAAAATAAATGAAACACTTGTAGCAAATTCAAAAATTTTAAATATACTCATAAAATTCATTTATAATATTAAATATTTAATTAAACTTATTAAGTATTTTTTATTGTAAATACTTTTTTGTATTTTCTAATATTTCTTGTGGATATTTTAAATCATTAAGAACCTTAATTGCTCCTTTTTTATCACTAATACCTGGTAATAATTTATATAAATAAACAAAATCATTATTTTTTTCTTCTATTTGCATTTTATAATTTTTAATTTGCTTACTATTTTCTATATTTTTACATAAGGTAGTGAAATGAGTAGTTAATAAGAAAGAAACTTTATATTTATTTAAGTATTCAATAAATGACGTAGCACTTGCTATTGCTTCATCAGGATTAGTTCCAGAATAGAGTTCATCAAAAATACAGAATATTCTTTGATTATTATTTTCTTTAATATAATTTATTATTTCCAAGCATCGTTTTGCTTCTGCTTGAAATAAGCTATCACGACCAGAAGTATCTGGAATATTCAAATAGCAAAATAATGAATCAAAAGGATGTAATGTTGCTGATTTAAAATAACCAACACCGATACTTTGTAATAGAATTGTATTTAATAAAACAGATTTTATAATAGTAGTTTTACCTGATGCGTTTGGTCCAGTTATAATATTATTATTAGACAAGTTAATATTATTTTTGATAGCTTTTGATTTATCTATACTTGTATAATATAATTCTTTGAATGAAACTTTATTTAATGTATTATATTTACCATAATTAATAGTTTTATTAACTATCTTATTTTTTAAATTACAATAAAGTTTTAAATATGCATTAAAATAAAAAGAAAAATAGAATGATTTTTGAATGTCTTTCTCATTATATATAATGTAAAAACATTTCATGATATATCCAATATTAAATAAATTATTAAAATTCCACTTTTCTGGACTATTCATAATAAAATCATTAAATTCCATTAAAATTTCTTCATGATTCGTTAATTCATTATAAAATGGTTTAAATTTACTATAATTTTCAATAATTTTTTTATGCTTACGAATATTTGATATGGATATTTTTAAATAATTATTAATATCTGTTAAATTATTACACATAAATGACATATTTTCATGAAATCTAAAACAATTTCTAATATTATTATAAATTTGCATAAAATACATGAAACAACTAAATAAACTATATATCTTATTTTGTAATGTAAGCTGATTAAAGTTTAAAATAGTATTTGCAAACATTTTTTTTAATATTACTTCATTAACAAAAGTGTAATATTCATTAATTGATATATTTACTCCTTTTAACTTCATAACAAAATATGGTAATATAATACCGAAAATAGGCATAATTAAAGAAAATATAGGTGAAAGTAAAGAAAAAATAGAAATAATTTGCAAAACCCATTCTGAATTGTTTAAAAAATAAAAGTATTTAATATCAATATAGTTATATTTTTGTATAAAATTATTATCTTCAACAATTGAATCAATGCATTCTAAATCAACAAATTCGTAATCTTCATTATTTAATTTTTGAATCATTTTTTGATTTTCTTTTAAAAATTTAATATCATTTGTATAATTTTTAGAAAAATTGTGAATCAAATTATTTTCATATTTATTAGAAGGTTCAAATATTAGATTGTAAATAGGTTTATCTTTTTCATTATTAGTTTTTGTTAATTCTAAATCATCATTAATATTTTCTTCTAACTTAATATTTTTATCAATATACTCAATTGGTAATTTAAAATATGTTTGTCTTTCATAATCAAATTCCATATATCTTTTATAAATAATAATTTATGTTTTTTTTAACGATAATAGATAAATAAATTTTAAAATTGAAATAATAATTTAAAAATTAAATAGTATATAGATTATGACAGAAATTATGAAAAAATATTCATTGGAAGATATTGATAACATTTCAGTAGATGGATTTAGAATAGATTTAACAAATACTATAAATTTAAACAATATTGAAAACATATGTAATGATTTAACTATTCCATTTGAATTTAGAAAGTATCATCATGATAATATATTTGAAAGAAGAAAAAATATAGTTTTTCAACCTAAAAAACAAGAGGAAAAGAAAGGTATTGAAAAAAGTATACAAGATATACAATTAATTCTAAATAAGTTAACAGCACAAAATTATGAACATATATATAAAGATGCTATTGATATAATAGATAATTTATTGAATAGTAATAAGGTTGATGAATTATATAAAATAAATAAATTTATATTTGAATGTGCATCTCAAAATAAATTTAATAGTGAAACATATGCAAAATTTTATAAGGAATTAATTAATGAATATGCATTACTGGATGGTTTAATTATTAAAGAATTAAATGATTATTTAGATAAATTTAAAGATATTAAGTCATGTGATGCAAAAGAAAATTATGCAGAATTTTGTAAATTAAATCGTATAAATGAAAAAAGAAGAGGACTAAGTTCATTTATAACAGCATTGGTAAATAATGAATGTATAGATATATCATGTATAGTAGATATACTAGTAGATTTACAAAATGCATTAAAAATAGAATTAATGAAAGAAAATAATGAAAGTACGTGTCAAGAAATTAGTGAAAATTTATTTATACTATATAAATGCAATATGATAAAAGATATAGAAAAAGAACTGTTAAAAAAATTAAAAAGTGAAGTAGAAGAAATATTAAAATACAATAAAAAAGAAGTAAAGAGTTTTAACAGTAAAATAAAATTTAAAATAATGGATATAAATGATCAAGTTTTAAAAAAGATAGAAATGTAAAAGAATAATAAATTAGAATAATAAATTTTAGATTATAAATTAATGGGCAAATTATCTTTAACAAAATAAACATTACCCTCTTCAGTCCATTCAGAAACAATTGTTAATATTTCAACTCCATTTTTTTTTGCTTTTATTACAGCTTCTCTATATATAGGGTCAATAAGTGATGGTTGAAATGATGAAACATCAGTTCTTTGTATAACATAACATATAATAGAACGATAACCCTTCATTGCCATCTCTTCTAATTCTGTAATATGTTTTAGAGCTCTTGGACTAACAGTGTCTTTTACTTTCTTCCTATAACCGTCTGGGAAATATGATATTTTACTATTATATGGTAATTGTGTAAAATCCATATTTTTTTTTTCTTTTGCTAAACAATCTACGTAATCAGCTAACGGAACATTTTTTACTTCTAAAATAAATGGTTTATTATTTGCATCAAAACCTGCGAAATCAAATCTAGAATTTAAAAATTTTTTTTCTCTTTCATATGATGTATGATTTTTTAAACAAGTAATCAAATTTAATTCAAGGCATTTATCTACAATTTGCTCAGCTAATTTTGGATTTATTCCAATTAATATTGATTGATTTTTTTCTTGTATTTTTGAAAGTATAATTTTATGACTGCAAACATTTTTATTATTTGTATTTTTTTCCATGTAAACAACTGCATCTTTATCAGCAAGACCACAACAACCTAAAGCTGAACTATGAGCCAGTATTGTATTATTTTCTAAATTAACATCAGCTACATATGGAGTTTTACATGTAGCAGATGGACGTTTAATAACAGTTCCTTGTTGAAGTTCAAGTTTAAATAATAACATGAGTCAGATTTATATTTTAATATATAGTAAAAATAAAGTTTTTTATTTCAATTTTAAATATATATAATAAATAATTTAATAAGATTTATTTATGATATACTATGTCTGATAGAATAATAGAAGAATTAATAGAAAATAATTGTGTAAGAATAGGTAATTTTAAATTAAAAAATGGGGAAACATCAAAATATTACTTTGATATGAAGAATTTAATATCTTATCCCAAGTTATTAAAAACTATAGGAGATAATTTATATAATTCAATTAAAGATTTGGATTTTAATCTTATATGTGGAGTTCCATTAGGTGCATTACCAATTGCAACCTATATTTCAACAAATTATAATATACCGATGATAATGTTTAGAGATGAAGTTAAATCTTATGGTACAAATAAAAAAATAGAGGGTAATTATAAAGAAACAGATAAATGTATAATAATAGAAGATGTAATTACATCTGGTGGTTCAGTTGAAAAGGTTGTTAATATTTTAAAAGATAAGGTAAATATAGTAGGAATAGGTGTAATACTAAATAGACAACAAGGTTATGAATGTAAATATCCTTTAAAAAGTGTAATAACAAAAACAGATATAGTAAGAGAAAGGTTGAAAAAAATAATGAAGGAAAAAAATAGTAGATTATGTTTTTCGGCAGATTTGGATGATTGTGATAAATTACTTAAAATGCTAGATGATGTTGGTAAATATATAGTAATATGTAAAATACACTATGATTTTTATAAAGATAATGATGATTTTAAAATTCAATTAATTGAACTATCAATTAAACATAATTTTTTAATTATGGAAGATAGAAAATTTGTAGATATTTCAAGTACAGTAAAGAAACAATATAAGAAGTTTTATAATTGGGTTGATTTAATAACTGTAATGGGTAATGTTAATAAAACTGTGGTAGAAAACTTATCATGTGTTTTATTAGTAGCAAACATGTCAAATAATGATTATGATTATTCGGAAAGATGTCTTGAAATATCCAATGAATATGGTAAAAATATGATAGGATTTATAACACAGAAACGTTTAGAAAATGAAAAAATGATATGTATGACACCTGGTATTAATTTAAAAAGTAATGGTGATAAAGATCAAAAGTATAGAAATGTGGATGATGTAGATACTGATATATTAATTGTTGGAAGAGGTATATATAATGATGCAAATTATAGAGATGCTTGTATAGAATATAGTAAATTATAAATAATACTTTATTTTTTGTCTTTACCACCTAATCTTTTACATAAGAATGGTTTATTTTGAGCTTCCTGACATTTCCAATCTTTAAAATAAGTTTCATCAGGTAAAACAATAGAACCTTCTAATTTACGTACAACACTGCATATAGCTTGGTCATGTCTATGGTCAATAAAACCAGGTTGTGCGCCATATTTCTTCGCATTATTTGTTATTAAATTATGATCATGTTTAACCGCATTTAAACACTTTTCAAAAATATCAACTACTTTCTTGTTTTTTTGCATAATTAATAAACTAGTCATATACTGAGGTGAATTTGCAATTTCTCCATCAAATGGTACATTAAAATAATTAAAAACATTATTTGTATTCCATTTTTTTTCTATTTGACCTTTAGTTAGTTGAAAAGAAATTATTTTATCTACGCTATTATTTTTTATTAGTTCAATATATTCTTTAAATCTTTCTTCACCTTTTATGTTAATAACACTTCCACTATCTAAATAAATTAAAAATTCGTCGTCATTTAAATATTTTAATTTGTCTAGAATAATTTTAAATTTCCAGACATACCATTTTGTTTTTGATAAAATCATATCTTTAAATTCTTCTTTAAAATCTTCATCTAAATCATCCATACTTAATACACTAATACTACTAAACCAGTTTGTTGATTTTGCCTGTTGAAATATATTTTTTTTTGCAGAGTTGAAATGTTTATCACCATAAGCTATAAAGTGTATTTTATTACCGTTAAATATGTTATCACTTTTATCAAAGAATGACATTATATTATTATTTTAGATAAATAAATTACTTATAAAACATATAAATAAAATATTAATACTATTTATATGGTATTATCAAAATTAGATACTTCGGTAGAATATGAAGAAAAAAAAGATTTATTTAATGATGACAATGGTTATGAAAACAACATTTATGAAATAAAATTAAAAAAAATGAAGGTAAAATTAAGCGTAACTTTTGGAAGACAAAAATTATATTTAATAAAAAAAAATATAGTTTTTTTTCCAATGTACTTACTAAATGAAAGTAAAATAATATGTCAACTTGGTATTATAGAAATGACAAATAAACAATTTTCAAAAATAATAGATGAAAATGATTTTATAGATATTAGTCTTTTAAGCAAATTTGAACCATTAATTTATGATTATGTAAAAAATATAGATATTAGAAAATATGCATTAGATATAATAGAGGAAAAGAAACATATAGAAAAAATAGATACTGAGCCTTTTGAAAATGATGATGATGAAAATAAAAACTATGATGAATATTTATTTAAAAAAGATAAAACAAATGAAATAAAAATAGGTAAAGAAGAAAATGTATTAAATAATAAAATAGATTCACTTTGGATACAACAATTTATGAAAAGCGACCAATATAATTTAATAGATAATGAAGGTGGTGGTGATTGTTTATTTTCAGTAATAAGAGATGCATATAATGGTTTAGGTTGGAAAACAACCGTTCAAAAATTAAGAGTTGTATTATCAAAAGAGGTAGATACTAATTTATTTAATAATTACAAGGAATATTATACTCTTATTGAAAATAATTTGAATTCTGAGGAAAAAGAATTAAAAATAATAATGGAAGAAACGAAACTTTTAAAAGAAAAATTTAAAAAAACAAATGATAGGTCATTACAAACATCTTATAAAGAAAAAGTAAAGGAAAATAAATTACGCTTTGAAAAATTAAAGTCTCAAAGAGAAATGACAAAAGAATTATTTAAAGAAATACAATTTATGAAAAAGGTAAAAAAAGAGGATGATTTGAAAAAAATAATACAAACATGTAATTTTTGGGCTGATACATGGGCTATTTCTACATTAGAAAAAATTTTAAATATTAAATTAATAATATTATCAAGTGAAGCTTTTAATAATGAAGATATTGATAATGTATTATTATGTGGTCAAATGAATGATATAGTAGAAAAGGATTTTACTCCTAATTATTATATAATAACTGAACATACAGGTGACCATTATAAATTAATTACGTATCAAAATAATACAATTTTAAAATACGAACATTTACCTGAAAAATTAAAAGAACTAATAATAGAAAAATGTGTTGAAAACAGTGAAAATGGTCTATACAATAAAATACCAGAATTTAAAGAATTAAAGAAATCTGTAAAAAAAGATAATGATGATGAAGATAAAGTAGATAAGGTGGATAAAGATTTAAAATTTCAAGAATTAATAGATTATGATAATTCGGTAGTATTTCAAATATATGGAAAATCAAATGATAAACCATTACCTGGAAAAGGTTCAGGTGAAAAGATTTCCATGGAACAAATAAAGGACTACAGTGAATTAAGTAAAATAATGGATTGGAGAAGAAAACTAAGTGATGCTTATATAACTCCAATAAAGATTGATGATTATACATGGAATAGTATTGTGCATTATATGAATGGAAATAAGTTTAAATCAAATATGGATTATTATAAGCAATTTACGTTAGAATCTAGTTCTGTTATTTCTGAAAGTGTAGAAAAAGCAAAAGAAGCAGGTAATTTAAAAAGTAAAATAAGACCAAAAGATATATCAATAGATGAAGATTATGAAATTAAAAAAAGTGAATTATTATTAAATGCTTATAAAAATAAATTTGAACAGCATGAAGAATTTAAGAATATATTAAAATTAACAAGAAAGTCTACTATTAAGAATTATTTGAAAGGAAAAGAAGCAGAAATAAATTATGAATTAATGAAAACACGTGAAATAGTGTAATAATTATATTTATTTATAAATATAAGTAATTAAATAAATATAATGATATTTATTATGGATAAATTGCCAGATGATATAAAATTAAAAATTTTAAGTTATACATATAAACCTCAACCTAAAATTTTATTAGATGATTTAGACTCGTTTTTAACATCAAAGAGTTTATTAATAAAAATGTATAAAGTTTTATTTGGAAATGAACCAGAGGGTAGTAATGCATACGCTGATTGGCTTTTGAATGATACTATTTCTTTTATGAATGACCATATTGCAACTATGAATGGATATACAAATAAGCATTATGACTATTGGAAAAGACTTATTACATTAAAAGATAAAACAAATAAAGAAATATATAAAAAAACTTTATTTATTGATTCAATAAAAACATCAATGGATGCAACTAATATAAGATTAGCATTGTTAAATCATAATGAAAGAATGGATTTTATAGGTTCAATTGCTAAAGTTTTATATGCATCGGGAGAGCTTACTATAACAAATTAATATAAATATTATATACAATAATAAATAATATTTTATTTTTGGTCAGCTTTTGTTTTCATTGTCATTTTTAATTTTTCTAGATATAATATTCCATCCATAAGTTCTTCTTGTGCATGTTTTATCCAATCTAAAGGAGCCAAATCATCTCTGTCTAAAGTAGTATTATATTTTTCTACACCAATATTTGAACGATTTATAAAACTTTGAATAATAGAATTAACAATAGAATCATTAGTGTAAGATTTATTTGGACATATAGAATTTATTTCTGTTGAAGAATTCATAATTATTTTAAGACTATGTATTTATATTGTTATTGAAGAATTATTATAATAATTATTAAAATTACTTATCATAACAAATTAATATAAATAAATATAATCAAAAATAGATAATCTAAATGTTTTTTGTATATATGAATTTTTATTAATTTTGGAATTATATTTATGTGATATATTTTTTATTGTTTTTAAAAATGATTCATTGTTATAATTATTTTTAATTAAATTTGAAAAATGAATTAGATTCTTTTCAGTCTTAGAAAAATATACATAATTTCTATTATTTTCTTTACAAAACAATAAAAAGTCGGATAGATTATAAAATATTATGGATTTTAAAATATAATAACAAAACACATTTGTTTTTTCTCTATAAAATCCTTGTCTTTTTATTGCATGTTTTTCTTCTTTACTATATAATTGTTCATATTTTAAGTCCATAAAGTTAAGTACTTTATTCATTTGAAATACTTGAAAATTATTTTCAAAATTATAATTATACATAAATATTGTTTTGAATCCTTTAAACGAATTACTTAATTCATAACTAATAAATATAAGATTAAGTAGTATTGCCCATATTTCACAATAAGTTTCGTATAAGTTTAATTTAATGTTAATAGGAAAAATATCAAGAATACTATCATTAACTTCTTTATTGTTAAAGTTGCAAAAATCTAATCCAATTGCATGCATAGTTTCATGTATAAGAACTTTAAACCATTCTTCGTTCCTATATAAAACAATTTCTGGTTCATTAGAATTACAATATGTATATCCAGTATTAACATTATCCACATTTAATATAGATAATTTGTTTTTTGGTCTCATTTTTTTGATATCAGAAAAAAAGATAATAATTTTAAAATAGTTTTTATTTTTTAAAAATGATAGATTGGACAGTAATGTATAAAGATTATATATTTGTTTTAAATAATAATATATTAAACTAATATTAGCATCATTTAGAGTAAGAAATTTTACATCAAATATAGTATTTTTTAATTTGAATTTAAAATTATAAGTTTTATAATTAAGTAATTCTATTTGTTTTTTAACATCAGATGATAAAAAATTAGATTTTGAATCAAAGTGATATGGTTCATTATTATATTTAATATTATTTACAATACTATCAATATTAGTATTTTTAAGTAGTACTTTGTAAAAATAATTTAAAAAAATATCAATTTCTTTGGATCCTTTTTTTTTTGTGGGTTTAATTATTTTAACTAATTTAAATGAATCTTCTGACAGCATTATATATATAATATATGTATTGATTTTAAATTATAATAATAAAAATTTTTAATTATTATATTTTTATTTATAAACTAATTTAATTTATTTAGATGAGGCAGCGGCAGTTGCTGCAGCAGACTTTGGGAAGTGTGGAGACATGTATTTTTGAAGGTTGAAATAAGTGAGTTCATCGCTTTTTCCAATTTTGAGTAAAGTTGCAAGTTTGTCATCTGGGTTAATTTTACGTCCATTTTGTTTGTCTTGTAATCCGTGAGCTCTGATGTATTTGTTGATTTCACGGGTGACTTCAGTTCTTGCCATTTCAGTTCCTGATGGTTTTCCAAGAAATGTAGCTAATTCATCAGTTACAAGTGTTGGCTTAACGAAACCACTTGGTGAACGATTACCGCTCTTACGTGCTTTTTTTGAGCTTGCCTTTTTAGCAGCCTTTAATTCACGTAAACACTTCTTTTCAAGTGTACGGAATTCATTTTTAAGTGTAGCCAATTGGGAGGATACTACTTGCATTTTTGATAAAAATTCAGAAAAATCATCTGCTAAAGTTTTCTCTACAGAAGCTTCTTCAACAGGTTGTACTTCTTCAATTACTGCAGGAACAGGAGGGGCAGGAGGGGCAGCTACTTTCTTAGATTTTTTAGCTGGAGTGGATGGAGGTTGTTCGGTTTTCTTTGCTGACTTAGTCATTATAATAATACATTGTATTAACTATTTAAGCCCTTTTTAGTGTTAATATATATAATTATTATTTAATATAAATTAATAGACCATAATACGTTATACTTTAGGAAAAAATCTATAAAAAAAATCTCATAATATATATTTTTGACTATTTTTAGTAAATTATGAATTATTTTTTGATTACTTTCTTTTTACTCGTCTTGTCTTATTTACTTTTTTTATTTTTTTTATTTTTCTTCTTGATTTTTTTGATTTCTTTAATTCTTTAATTATTGCTTTTTTAGCTGCTTTTTTTGCTTCTTTTTTTACTGCTTTCTTTACTGATTTTTTAACATATTTTTTAAATTTGAAAAAGTTCTTTAGTGTCTTTAAAATACTCATATATATATTACAAATAAAATTATCTTTCTTGAAGCATTTTTTTTATTTTTTGTGTTCTTTTAAAAATGAACGAAATCCTCTTTAATGTTTCCACAGTATAATCTGCTAAACTTTCATAAGCATTATACTCATCATCTATATAAGATACATCCTCATCTAAATTAATTTTATTACCATAAATTAACTTTAACAATGTATGATTAAAATAAAATATATCGTCTGGAAATGTTAAATTAGTTTCAACCATTGCCTGATAAAAATCAAATCGTGTTTCTATATTCACAGGTAAATGATAATTATTACTTGCATCAACCCTACCTAATATTATATCCGAATTTACATTAAATATATTGTTCATATTTATTATATTATTTTCACTTGAAATATTTTTCTTTAAAAGTTTTCTACAACAAGGGCATTTTTTATTATAGGTTAATGAAGTTATAATACAATTAAAACAAAATTTATGACCACATGGTGTTATACAAATATTATTTTCTTTTAAGTCTTCATAACATATATTACATATATTTTCCATGATATTTTGTAATAAAAAAAAATATATAATTTAATTTATTACATTACTGAATCATATAGCCACGGTAATGCAGATGCAGCTTCTGTACTAACTAAAGTTAATGCTGTTAATATATATAACGCACCTAATGATTTATATTCATTGCTTATTCCTTTATTTATCATATTACTCATTATATCCACGCATATTATTTTTAAATTATTAGTATATCTAGTACTTCTAATAAAATTCATGTTTATACCTAAAAATGGATTACCTGTTGGATGACAAATATTTCTTTTAGTATCATCTGATAAATTTGCTCTATATACCCATATATCTTTTAATTCAAAAATAAATTTGATTAATTTTCCATGTTCTAGATTTAAAAACCATGTATGATTTGAATAGTTTCCTAATTCATCTATTTTATGAAAAATATCTAATATCCTATGATTCATATCTTTCTTTATTGTTTCACTGTGGGATTCTATATTCAATGTTAGATTTAAAATTTTACATAATCTCTTTATTGATGATATATTATTATATATATTTTCATTTATTTTCATTCTATTATATGGGTTTTTTAAATCGCTTGTTTGATTATTTTTTAAATATATATTCATTGTTTGAATTGTAAAACCATATATATGATTATCACTTTCATCTTTTATTGATATAATTTCATTGAATTTAAAATTATTTAATTTTTCTAAGGAATAAAAATCAGTATTGTTTGTACATAAATTAATATTTTTTGAGGCAGGTCCTAATTTTTTAAATAATAAGTAAACTATTTTACGCCTCATATTTTTTTGTATTTTACAAATATAAAACGATTGATATAAAAAATCATAAATTCTTTTAACTAATTCATTTTTATTACCTATTCTCTTTAATTTATAATTATTTAAAATAACTTTTAATTGTTTTACATTATATGATATATTATTTAAATTTTCATATTCTTTGAAAGATGGTATTTGAAAATCTTCATCTGAGCATTTCAACTTAGATTTGACTTTTATTTTTTTATTTGATTTTAATTTATGCATTCTTTCTACATCTTCAAATATTAAATTGTTATATGATATATTCTCCATTTTTTATATTATAACAATATATTTAATTATTTTTATATGAATTTTATTTAATATTCTTTACTCTTATTTTCCTGTAATATATAAAAAAAATTGATTTAGAGAATGCTCTATAATAGATTATATAATAAGATGAGTTTATTTATTGATCACAGCGCTTTTAACAACGATATTTTAAAATATTCTGCACCAAAGCAGAACCAGTCAGGTGGTAAATCTGTTAATCTTTATAACAAAGATACTAATAAATATTTACAAATAAGTACTCCATTAATTTTAACATGGGGTGTTAGTGATTATGAAGGTAATCAAAAATATGATATGGCATTGCAATTCCCAAGTGATGAATATTTATCTGGAGCTAAAAAGGATTTTTTAGATAAGATGATAGCATTTGAGAATAAGATTAAAGAGGATGCTATTCAATACTCTAAGGAATGGTTCGGCAAAGCCAAAATGAGCCCTGAAGTTGTGGATGCTTTATGGTCTCCTATGTTGAAATATCCTAAAAATAAAGAAACAGGTGAATATGATTATGACCGTTCACCTACCTTACGTGTAAAAGTACCATTTTACGATGGTGTTTGGAAATGTGAATTGTACGATACAAGTGAAAAATTAGTATTTCCTGACCCAAATAGCCCTGCTTTAACTCCTATTGATGTAATTCAAAAAGGTTCTAATGCAGCTTTGGTAATTCAAAGTGGTGGTTTATGGTTTGCTAATGGTAAATTTGGTACAACATGGAGATTAATGCAAGCAGTTGTTCAACCTAAAGAAACAATCTTTGGTAAATGCCAAATTAAATTAGGTGTTGAGGAAAAAAAAGAAATGGCACGGCATATTGAATTACCAGATGAAGAAGATGATTTTACAGATACAGTTGTAAAACAAACATCAACATTAGTTGAAGAGTCAGATGAAGAAGAAGATCAAGAAGAAGAAGAAGAAACACCTCCACCACCAGTTGTTGAAGAGCCAGTTAAAAAGAAAAGAGTAGTAAAGAAAAAAATATCAGCTTCAGCAAGTGCATAAATAAAAAATAATAAAATAAAACAAAAATAAAACAAAAATAAAA